GCCACAATGCTTTCAGCAGCCTCCATGCGATCTACCACATTGACATATCGTTTTAACTCGCCCCAAATTTCGCTTGCTACTTCTGCTGACATTATTCTTCCTCCACAGTGTCGGTTGTACTTACCTCTGCTTTGATGTTCTTGAAGTCTATCATGACCTTGTCCAAACAACCATCATCGTTCTTTTCCCACGCTTTGCGGAACTTCTTGATGATTTCGCCATCGCTTGTGGTAAACACCAGGCTGTTGCCTTCACGCTTGAGTAGCTCTTTTTTCTCAATCAAGTCCACTAGACCTGAGTAAGGACTCATGCCTGTTGTGTAGGGAATCTTAACTTGCACGCCTTCAAACGGCTTGGCATAGCGTGTTTTCATAACTTTGCAACCTGCACGAATACCATTTACATCTGACACTTTGTTGCCGTCCTCGTCCTCTTTCAACTTCATCTTCTTCATGGCCACAACAATTGAGCTGGCGTAAATGAAACCTTGACCGCCGGAGATTTTATCATCAGGGTCAAACATATCCTGACTTGCGTATGTGTGATTGGTACATACCAAACCCACGTTGTAACTACCAAACATGTTTACACAGTTACGAACCAAAGCCGTGAGTGCTTTGGGTTTACGACCCAAGTCACCCTTCATTTCGCCTGCATCGAACTGGTTGACGTCTGTGGGCGTCAACAACATGCCCAAGCTGTCAATCACAAACATGACCTTGGGACGTTCGCCTTCGGGCAGGGCTTTGTAATCGCTCATGAATGTTGAAATGGTTTTTGCCACATCGTCAATCATGGCCATTGAAAGTTTCAACAGTTTTGATTCTGATGTATCCACACCTAGTGCTTTGAGCCAGTCTTCGTCTAGTGCGTTCTCCGAATCAATCAACACCACAAAGATACCTTGCTCCTGTGCGTTCTTAACAATATTGCCTGAACAAATATAACTCTTGCCGGCACCCGAATCACCAGCAAACACTGTTACTTTGCCCAAGGGAATGCCACGATTGAAGTCGCCCGAGATCAAATAGTTCAAGGCATAGTTGCCTGTTGAGATCCAGTCTGTGGGATCGTTAAATCCAATACTCAAACCGTCAATGCTTTTGGTGATTTCCTTGCGAAACTTGCTTACGTCAAATGGTTTTCCCATGATTTTCTTCCTTGTATAAATCTTTAAAAATTTCTCTACTGTCTAATTTACGTTTTGCGTCCATGTCGGCTATTTTTTCAAAGGATCCTGCTAGATCTTTTTCAAACGGCTGATCTAGGTGTATCAACATGTTTTTGTAACTGTTTTCTAACAAATAACCTGGTTGTTGAGCAACACGGTCTGACAGCATCTTCTTCACTGAGTTTAACACATTGTCTGATAGATGTCTAATATTTAGGTATGCCGGTCCAGTCACCGGTCCAATTATAAAACTGTTGTTGTGAAATCCTTGCTCAGATAGGTAATCCACACAATCAAAAATACTGAGATGGTTTAACAAAAAGTGCAACATATTGAACGATATTTTATGGTTGAACTTTTTAATTGTTTGCAAGTTATCCAAAAAACCTTGCCATGTCCCACCATATCTAATATATTCAAACTCTTGGTCCATGCTTTCTACACTCACAGTCCAGTGTATATTTTTAAACTCACTGATCAAATCAAAAATATGCGTGTCCACATGACTTAGATTGGTGTTTATTCTCAAGTTCACTTCAGGATTAACCTGTTTCAACAACTTTAAAAATTCTAAATTTTCTTTCATCAGCAGAGGTTCGCCACCGGCTAGGTACACATGTTTTAATTGTGCCGCACGATCAAAGATATATTGTTTAAAATCTTGTCGTTTAACATCTTCGGGTGTATTGATCACAATGTTTTGTTCGCTGGCCCATTTACTGCTAAATTCTGGGCTGCAATAAACACAAGCAAAATTACAAAGATTGCTCCAACGTATGTCCACAGTGTGCAAGTCAAAATTTGTGGTGTCATACAATGTATTGTCTACGTTGCGAAGTTCTTTGAGATAGAACACACGATCACTTATGATGTTAAAATTGTTTTCGTCTTTTTCCAACTCATAACAAGGATTACACCGAGAAAACTTTTGCCCAGCTCGCATGTCTGCTTTGATTGCATGGTCATTGCTGAGTATTTCTTCGATGGTAGCATTATTGATGTTGCCTATAGACTCAACACTGCGTATACAATTCTTAACTGAGCCGTCAAAATTGTACATGATACCAGTCCATGGTATGGGACAAAATGCACGATTGGTCAAATATTCTTTACTATTCATAGTTCACACCCAAAGACAACTCATTTACATCCAGTTCTGGTTTGGCCGCGTCTAAGATTCGCACAACTGTTTGAGCCCAATTATCAACATTGGCATATGGCATGGGGCTGGTTTGTCCTGATTGCGTGGCCACGGCCCCTGGTCTAATTAGCACAAGTTTTGGCCAGTCTTGTAAATGTTGTAGTTGACGATGTGCTTCTTCCAGTGCTATTTTTTGATTTCTGTATGCAATCATATCTATGCCAGGTAATGTACTCACCGGCTGTGTTGTCATCATGGTACTGATGTTTATGATGCATTTACCCTGTTGTCCTTTCCACAGTCGGTATATTTCAAACAACAACTCAGTTTGTGCAAAGCCGGCTTGTGCATTGTTGACAAACATATCACAAGGTTCGATGTGTGTTATTATTTTGGCAATGTTTCGAATGTTGTGTCCGTGCCGTTTGCTAAGGCCAACAATTTCATGGCCTTGTGATTGATAAACTCGAGCCAATGCGCGGCCAATGCCTGCGGTATCTCCTGTGATTGCTATTTTCATTTTAATAAGTGTATGGGTTCATTGTGAAAAGTAAAACTTGCTACCAACCGAGGAAACGCGTCAGCTGTGGTTCTTTCAACACTGTGTTCAATCTGCGAATTAAACACTATTGGACAATCAAGGTCAAGTATTTCTGCTACCATGGTGTCGCCGACATACCATCTATTTGCCCAACCGTGTGTGTTACGCACAGGCATATTCATCTTTGCAATAACCGGTAATTCATCAATGTGTCTTAAAAGATCGTTGTTGGTTTCAACAACAGTAATAGCTGCGTGTCTAGTCATCAGTTTATGTTTTTTAAAAAATATCATCAACTCAGGCACATGATTTAACAATGCATTGCAGTCAACAAAATGCCAACCAGGCTGTTTGGTTCCAATAAGTTGAGTCTTGGTTTCTAAAAAATTATAGATGCCATCAGATATTGCCTGCATGTTGTCGCAAGGAAATTTTGCGTAGCATTTCATATCATGCCTCTTAGATGTTTTTGCGTGACCATAAATGCATCAATATCTGCTTGATTGTTTTTATCAACGGCAACTTTTCCGGGGATTACCTCTTGATGATTGCTTGTCCAGGAATTTACATGTTTGACATTTAACACGTCAGGATCATGTAACAGTGCATAAGAATGATCAATATTGTGCTGGTTTACAAAGGCAATGATACTGTTAAAGTTACCAATGTTTAAAGCACTGACTGTGGTCCACGTGTTTAATTTTAGACCAGACATGTTTTTGTAAGCCATTAAGTTTTTGTAAAACTTGTCCCATTTGATAGGCCAACGAACCAGGTCATGAATTTCTTCTATACCATCTAAGCTCACTGTTACCGTGATATCAATGCCACGTGTTAACAGCTCTTCAATCTCAGTAATAACTGCGGAACAGTTGGTGTTGATTCTAACACTTTTGACATTGTTAGGAATGTGCCGGAGCAAGTAACGATAGTTCTTGCTGGCGCTAGGCTCACCACCATTGATATCTAAATGCACAACCCTGTCCAATGGCAATTTCCAAAAACGATCTGCGTTGTCAACAATGGGATAGGTGTTGGAATACAAGCTACCAATTTTTGTGCTCAATCCTGCATCGCAAGTAAGGCAGGCACTGTTGCACACATTGTCTAAAACACCACCAACTGTTAAATAATCCGCTTTGCTTTGTTGTTGATCAAAGTCTATGGCATTGAGTCTTATGCTGGTGCCATTGATTTGTTCTGTTTGTTTGCAACGCTGACATTCCTTGGGCCATATTCCTTTGTCAAAACTTAGTTTGGTATTGTGCAACCATGCACTAGATTCTATTTCTTCCAACGAAGAAAATTCAGGTGCCCGAGTCATATGTCCACAGCGGCCTACTGTGCCGTTGGAATTGAAACGTACAAAATGATCTAACCTAGGGCAGTACATGTTTTATAATTTCCGGATAATTGCTATCATAATGATCCAGTACCTGTTGCCAAGTCATTTCACGGTCTACTAGATTCAACAGTATTTGATCTAAGTACAACCAAAGTTCAATATTTGCATCGTCTTTAAATAGTGTTTTAATAAATTCGTCACTGGGTGCTGTTACTCCAACCGGTTTGGCATTGATACGAGCCACTTTGCCAAAATCTTGAAAACTTCTAAAACGTATTTTTGCATCACCGTGCAAGTATCTGCTGAGATTTGCTATCCAATGAAATTGTGGCAAGTAGTGTGTATTTAAGAATTTGTAACGTCGAGCAAACCAAAATGCCGTATTGTAATCCAATTCAGGATGATCGCGTTTGAGAAATTGCAAATAGGTGTTGATACCATTTATATATCTGTCTCGAGGATCTCTAATGTATACATCTACAAAATCAAGATCATTTATTTTGTCGTTAACAAATACAGCAAGATTATCTCTTGCCTGTTGAATTCGTAAACTGCTGCTTCCGTTTTTTTGAATCGAGTAAATCCATTGATTGTGAAGTGGCATTTCTACCACTTCACACAGTTCGGGAAACAGCTCTGTGTCCAGAGCTGTTCGCATTACTTGGCTTGACGACTACGGATCATGGCCAGGATGTCCTGGGCATTTTTACCACTGTCTGCAGGTCGAGCCACTGGTGCGGCTGCTACAGGTGTATCGTCTTCGTCAAAGTCACTGGCTGGTGTGGGTGCTGCCACTTTGAGTGCAGGTTTGGCTGCTGGTGCAGGTGTGTCCTCATCCACATGTGCGGCTCCGGCGCCACCAGGTGCTTGAACACCAGCAGGACGAAAGTACTGACCCCAACGCTCTGTGTCGTAAGGTTGTCCATCAACTGATGCTTCAAACATCTCTTTGATCACCTTCAACTCAACATCGCCTGGTCGCTTGGGCAGGAATGTGCTCAAGTCATACAAGCCGTGTGTTTCAATGGCAGTTTGTTCAGCTTCGGTCAACGCCGATTCCTTACGTGCCCACTTGGAAGTGTTGTAGTCAGCAAAACCACCTTTGGCAGTTTTGGTGATGCGGAAGTCCAGGCCACGCAGTGTGTCTGTGGGCAATTCTTCCAGTTCTGGATCCATCAGGGCGCCTTTGATGATGGTGAAAATCTGCGGTCCGATAATGAAACGTCGGATGGGATTCTCTGGTGTTTTGTCTTCGCTCAAGGGATTCTCACGCACAAAGCCTTGAAAGATGTATGAGCGTTTCTTCCAGTATTTGCGACCCATTTCTTCAAGGCTCTTGTCCTTGAACCAGGTGCGTACTTCTGCCAGGATAGGGCAAGCGTCTCCCCACATTTCCACACAAGGTACTTGCACGTACACTTGCTTAGAATCCATTTCGCCTTTGATGCCAGCGAAAGGCAAACGAATCATTGCTCGTTCTTGCCAGAAAAATGTGTTTTTGGTATTTGCGTCAGGAAGGAATCGCAGTGTTGCACTTTGTCCTTCTTCCATGTTCCAGTGTGGGTAGATCGAATTGTCTCCACCTGTTTGGCCGCCGCCTTTGTTGCCTTCTGCTGCCTGTAGTCGTGCTCTGATTTCTGCTAATGATGCCATAGTTTTTCTCCTTAATAAGTTGCCTATGTTATGTTGCCTATCTAAATGTTTAGATCTTGGTTGCCTGT